GGCTAGGGTTATACTCAGCGATTAACTCACGCTCTAATTGATATGCAGCCTTCCGACCACGCACCACTTCCAAAACCTCATACTCTACATTCTCAGCAACCCGTAGTGCCTCACAAAAGGCCCAGGATTTATTTTCACACTTCGCACGGCTCTGGTGCTTTTGTAACCGCACCTTTACCGACCTCAAAAAGGCCCGACCAATTGCTACGGTCAGACCAATATAATCCTGTCCATCCGCTGTTACACGATATAGAACATAATTACGGTCATTCCGCTTTTTTCTCATTATTTCAAATCCCAATAGAAAAGTCCATCACAATCATCGTCACCTGCATCAGGACCAAAGGCACGAGGACCAAGTGCTAACATCATTTCGTCATCCTCATCATCCTCAATCCGCTTCACAAGCTCATCGAAACCCATGGCTTCAGCATCTTCGGCAAAATCACGCAGGTTGTCATTCAGGTCATCAGAAAATCTAGGCATAATATCTCCGTTATTCAATGGTTGGAGTATAACAGGGTTGGAGGGATTGTCAAGGGGGTGTGTTGTATAGGAACAACAGTATGTGAGTGGATACTAACTTATAGAAATTTACTGATCGGGACATTTCATCAAAAAATCTTCGAATTATACTGAAAATTTACTGATCGGGACATTACCAATCCTCTGCCTTATTATAACCGTCAATGTAATCGGTAAAATCATCTAAGGTCTTTATATCTGGAATCTCTATTGCGTAATCATCAGCAGTAAGAGAGGCGAGCGGTGTATTGATTTGCTTTTGTTTAGCGATGGCTTCGGGCGTTTGATTATACTCTATCGCAACCTTTCGCATATTCTTTCGCTGAGCATCGGTTGGTTCTCTATCATAAGAGGCGCACGATTGGCTACAGTATAACCCTCTCTTACGGTAGAGTTTATTACAGAATTTACAGTTTTTTTCTTTATATACGCCAGGCATCGGATTTCAGGTGGAATACTACAATCTGGTTACTACCTACTTATTCACTCTCTTTATCAATATAATTTTACGGTTCTCACCTGTTGGTTTTACAAATTTTTCTTTTAATCCTTCTTTACTATCCCATTTCATAGAGGAGGACTTATGTGGTGGTAGACCTGCGGTTTGCCCTATGATGCACCAATTATCGGCTTTATATACTGCACCGTTCTTATTGGCACCTACAAAGGTCATTATATGGGTTAGGTCATTATTATATTTTTTCTTCCATTCTATTGGTGCATGGTGGCGGAGTTCTTTTAATATCCTGGTACCAAGGTTTGGTATTCTCTCGGTCATACAGAATCTCCAGTTATTGGCGATAGAATTGAATATGGTCTTGTATTCGGACTTGGTGGTATTAAGGTATATGAGTAGGTCTTTGGGTGGTGGATATACTGATGAGCCAATCCCTATCATACCTACTATACGGTTCTCATAGTGTATTAACCAATCTATACGGCGACCTACTGATGCATTGGTCGGTACATAGGAATGGTGGTTGATTATAATGTCTTTCACTAGAGATTTTTGGTGTGGTGCGGATACAAGTTCAAGCATTCATTACACCACCTTAATTTCCTTTGGTCGAAAGAACGGTGTTGATCCCATCATGCGATCAAACACGAAACTATCCAGTGACAATGAATCGATTGTGCCACGATGCCGTTCAATCCTCACGGTGCCATCAATCTCTATGCCATAGAAAAAGTTGTCTGTGGCACCACCCCGAATCTGTTGTTCAAAAAGTTCTGTGATATTCATTACACCACCTTATACTGTTTATTCCACTTACCAATATTTACATCAACATAGTAGGCGGTATCAAAGTAATCGGTCATGGCATCGGAACGGTCATAGTAGTCAGCAGAATACATGGCAGGGATTGCTTCGGATAGAAATTCTTTGGACTTACCTGTGAAATGGTCTTGATACCAATACGGATTGACCTGTATACCAAACTTGGCATCGGCGCCGTATTCTTTAGCGAAATCAATCTTACCTTCGGTGATTGTCAGGCGAATCGTCATATGATTGCGAACGGATAGCGAGCCCTTGATACCATACTTCTTGAGAATGGGTTTTAGATTAGCGGCGATTTTTGCTTTCTTTTCTTGGTTCATATAAGCCATAGTATATCTCCTTCATTGATTATTGAAAATCCAGTATACCATAGAACCGAGGGTCTGTCAAGGGGTGGTGTTGTATGGAAGCAACAGGTTGTGAGTGGTCACTTACATAATTAAATGGCCGGGAGAGTGTCCCGGCCTTACTTGGATTATTTTATTTGCGACCAGATTTTTTGTTTAATCTGTGCGGTTAAACTATCTGGCAGAGGTACATAATCTAAATCTAATGCATCTTTCTTACCATTCCGAAAGGCCCAATCAAAAAACTTTAATACCTCTTGACTGGCTTTCTTATCGGCAGGATCTTTATACATGATAATAAAGGATGCGGTGGAGATAGGCCAAGTATTATCTCCCTTTTGGTCTACTATCGATAATCCCATACCTGGTACAGAGAACCAATCGGCACCTGCAGCAGCGGCAGCAAAGGTTAAATCATCGGGATGGACATACTTACCATTCTTATTCTGTAGTTGCATATAGGTCAGTTTATTCTTTTTAACATAGGCATATTCAACATAACCAATGGAGAATTGTACTCGAGCGACATTAGCGGCAACACCTTCATTCCCTTTACCACCTACGGATGATGCGGCGGGCCACTTGACAGCAGCACCACGACCAACTTTTGTTTCCCACTCTTTAGATACGGCGGCAAGGTAATCAGTAAAGTTAAAGGTTGTACCAGACCCATCAGCACGATGGACTACTGTAATGTTTTCACTTGGTAGTTTTTTACCTGGATTGATAGATTGGAGTTTAGAATCATTCCATTTTGTAATTGTTCCCATGAATACTTCTGCAAGGACTGGACCTGTAATGCGAAGCTCACCTGGTTTAAATCCTGGCAGGTTTACAATTGGCACGGTGCCGCCAATGATGGCAGGGAATTGCACCTGACCATTCTTATCTAAATCTTCACCTTTGACTGGTGCATCGGTTGCACCAAAGGTTACGGTCTTTGCATTGATTTGGCGTATACCACCAGATGAGCCAATGGACTGATAATTAAGACCGATATTTGTTTCTTTCTTGTAACCTTCAGCCCACTTAGAATAGATTGGGTATGGAAATGTAGCGCCTGCACCTGTAATTTCGGCTGCGGTAGCCGATACTGTAGCTGATGCTAGGACTATGGCAAAAATTTTTTTTAACATGCGAGCTCCTTTCATTGTGTGTCGCAAAAATATTTAGAGCCTTGGAAATGAATTTTGTGTGAATTTTTTGTTACAGTCTAGTTCTTCCCTGCAAGATAGCCTGATATAATCCCGACCACTCCTGTAATTGCCATTTTTAATAATTCAATTACACTTTCATCAGGTGGTCGACCTGCCTCTATTGCTGTGTAAAAATCAGCACCTATAATAAATGTTAGGAGGAAAACTAACCCTCCTGTAAGCAGTATCAGTACCTTGTCTTTTGGTGTCATTCTTCTTTTTCTAGTTTAGCAATATATCTGTTCATCATATGATCGAATATACCAATGAATTTCTGGCCTTTTTGACGGGCTTTAATTCTACTTCTAATCATATCTTTGATTCTTTGCCAGCTTGTAAGATTTCTAAACTCACCATGGAAATTCATATACTTGTGTATACCGTGATGCCTGTAACCCATTATACATGGAGGAACTTTGGTCACATCATCACAATTATTTTGTACTCTGTAGTGCGTGACATTTAGGCCGTTTACAAATTGTTTTGTTCCTACACGGGGACTACCAAATGTAATCAATGCGAGTACCTTGCTCTGAATTCTACTTGAGGCAATTGTTGCCATCGCAGCGCCTAGACTATGGCCTGTAACATATAGGCGGTCTATTTGCTCAATCGATTTTTCAATTGAAGGCCAAATTTTATCTAATTCTCCTTTGAAACCACGATGAACATTGGCGCCACTTGATTCTGTTTTCATTCGAGCCTTGAGGTCAGCAAGTGCATCTCTCTTTGATTCTGTGCCACGAAAACTGAGCACATATTCGTTTGCATTTTTTAGGAGATAACCTTGAGCATCTTTTATGTCAAAGAATTCTACAATTTCATAGCCTTGCTCTTTAAATTTTGGCCGAGAATCTTTAGGATTATCATAAGTTACTGCTGCAATTTTAGCAAATTTAAGTAGTTCTTTTCGTTCCATTTTTTATTCCTTATTTTAAAAATACATCATTCACTTGACGGTTGACTCTTATAAATGTGGTACACTTGGGCAATCGCTTGAGGCAGGAGGCACCAACATAGGTACAGGTTGAGCGTAGACCGCCAAGCAAATCTTGTATTGTATGCTTCACGGCACCACGATATGGTATTTCTACGGTACGACCTTCAGATGATCTATACTCTGCTACACCGCCATGGTGTTTTTCCATTGCAGTATCGGAGCTCATGCCATAGAATGTTACTTTGTTATCTTGTATTTCACCACCGCCTTCATCATGGCCTGCCAGCATACCACCAAGCATTACAAAGTCAGCACCACCACCAAATGCCTTGGCTACATCACCAGGACAGGTACAACCACCATCTGCAATTATATGAGCACCAAGGCCATGTGCCGCATCAGCACATTCAATAATGGCCGATAATTGAGGATAACCTACGCCTGTTTGTATGCGAGTGGTACATACAGAACCTGGCCCAATGCCTACTTTGACAATATCGGCACCACGCAATACCAATTCTTGTGTCATATCGGCGGTCACTACATTACCAGCAATAATTGTTTTATTTGTAAACTCTTTGCGTACCTTTTCAACGAAATCACCAAAGTGTTCACTATAACCATTGGCAATATCAATACAAATAAAAGAAATATCTGGATTGTTTTGTAGTATAATACCAAGCTTGGCAAATTCCATTTCACTGGTGCCTGTAGATACAGCAAAGGTATCATTGTACATGATATTCTCTGAACCAGCACGATGCTCTGCTACAGTATAACCTTTCTTTAATACTGTGAACAAGCGTAATGAGCTGAGAGCTTTTGCCATTTCAAATGTGCCTACGCCATCCATATTTGAGGCCATAATTGGTACACCAGACCATGTTTGACCTGAGTGCTTAAAATGATATTGTCTTTCAAGGTCAACCTCTTTGCGGCTACTTAATGTAGACCGCTTTGGTCGTATCAATACATCACGAAAATCTAATTTAATATCTTCTTCAATTCGCATTTTCTAATAATGTCCTCTCTTGTATATCCCAATAATTCTGTACCGCCTTCTTAGCAAACTCTAATGAAACAAATCGACCAAGGTAGTTTTCAGAATTAGCTACTATAATAATGGCCAGATAGATTTTTGTATGAGCTATCTTATGTGTTTGGCCTACGATACAACCATCATTCGTTCTGTAATAATGGTGTGTATCGTTGTCGTTATCTTTCCAATCAAAGGTCGTCATTTTTTGGTGGTTTCAATAGTATAGGGATTGGTGGTTTCTTTAATGCTTCAGCACAGGCTTCTTCAAGCGTCTGTAGTATCCGAGCTTTTCTCTTATTTGGATACCGATAAGTTTCAGGATTCATCCAATCTGGCAACGGTTCTTCATCTGGTTCACCCCAATGGTTTTTCATTTTTCTGAATACTTTCTTTCAGCCTCAAGATATTTGTTCAATAGGAGAGGAGAATGTTGAGGTAAGGTTTCTGGTTGTGGTTGCTCACGCTTTGATTTTTCCATTTCATATACACGATTACGAATTTCTGTAGATGAATACGGATGCTTTCGATCATGGTAATATAATTCAATACCAGATTCGATGCATAGTTTTTTACCTGTAAAATCTTTTACTTTGTATTCATCACCTAAAAAACGAATATGAATATCTTGTGTCATCAATAGGTTTAATAGGTCTTGCTCAGTTTCATAAATGAGAATTTCATCTATGTATTTACAACCCTGTAACTGAACATATCGCTCATAGGCAGATTGTACTGGTCTATTCTTTACACCAGGCCTATCAATGGTTGGGTCAATCTGTAGACCAACCTTCAAATAATCACACATTTCTTTTTCTTTTTTTAGCATAGTGACATGACCAGCGTGTAACATATCCCATGCAGAACAATTAAATCCAATTTTCATCTAAAACACCTTTGCAATAAGAATACCACCAATAATACCAATACCTGTAATAAACAATAATGTTATACCAATTAATACAAGTGTAGCAACTATAAAATTAAGGATTCGCACCTAGCACCTCCATAACATGATAAAGGTCTTTATATTCTAATATATCGTTGGACATGCTATAAATTGATTTGCGTATTCTTTCAATATCAACCGACAACAATGGCACCACATAGGTACGAATAAAGAAGATTGCTGCATCACCAAGTGGCACGGTTACTTGTCGCTCTGTTCGATACCACATATCTTCTAATTTCTCATTAGTCCATGGTTTCTTGATAGATTGATGCCGATTGAGGTCTGGCGAATTTGCAATTGTCCATACTGAGCGAACATATGGCCCTTTTTGTGTAATCATTGTTGCAATACTATCAGAGGCTTTCATTATCATTTCATTGTCAGCAACAGGTTCATGTATCTCAGTAAAACTTTTATTGATCTTTGTGGAAGGAGCCCAACCAGAAGGAAAACATACTGATGCCATTTGTACGGACAATTGGCCGTTTATATTAGGCGCCCATACAACAAAATCTTCTTGGTATTTGAGTACAGCTTCTTTCATCGTATAACATTGTAAATATGTCAGCACTTTATTTCGTAAGTGAACATTCCAATTGTTGCCATACATTTCTCTGATGGTTACTCTTTTCTTTTCACTAATATAGTAGTCATAATCTTTGTCTTGGTAAGTAATTGGTTCATTTTCACCAAGTGGCCGCATATTAGGCCGCATACGATACGGCACATCAATTTCAAACGGCATTAACATCACTCAACCTCTTGTTTGATAGTTCTAAAATCGACCTCATATGGCACACCAGATACACGCACTTTCGTTTCTTGTGGTTTGTATCTCAATAATTCATTTTCTAATTGTGTAACTTTACTACGCAATTCTTTCAATTCACCAGGATAAGCTTCGACCTCATTGTTCATTGTAGAACCCTTTCTTCTGGTATTAAATGTTTTCTATCTGCTACTGATCGAACCAATTTGTAAAAATCATCTTCACATTTAACTCCTTCATTCATACGAACCAAGCGAGCTAATATCATACCAGACAATTGCATTGGTGTAATATTGTTATCGATAACTTGTTTCATTAGAAAATCATCAATCTCATAACTAATCTTTACTACTTCTTCATCTGTAACCATTTCTGATACAACCTTTCTTCCATTTGATATGCTTCTTTTTCCCATGGCCGTTTATGATACGGCACCGAATCATGGTCTAGTTTGCGTGACAACCATCTTGTGCCTCGCTCGTCTATCTCACCATATGCATATTGTTTTACATGAACCATTTCGTGAGCAATCGTTTTAAGTGTTTGTTTCTCTGACATGCCATGTAAAATCTCTAATATGAACTCTCTTGGTACGCCTTTAGTATTATGGCCATCAACTTCGGTAAAACCACATACAGGCAGTTTGCGAATAAACTTTAGATTTATAATTATATGATTTTTTAACTGAGGTGTCAATAACTGTGTAGCAAAATACTCTATGGCTGATGCTTGAGTTTTTGTGTATTTGCCTTGAAGTATCATCGTGTATTTTTTGGTTTAGGTAGTGATGGCAGTGATTTCCAATATTCAATCCATTTTTCTTGCTCGTTGTTTCGTATTATTTCATTATTAAGTGCTTGTCGTGTTTCGTTTGTTGCTTCTACAATCTTATCAAAACGCAAATCTTGTTCAGTCATTCTCTTATTGATGCCAGCAAGGTTTTGATCCATGATAAGGATTCGCTCTTTGAAATAATCTACATCATGGCCACGGGACCAGGCAATGCCAAGTAGGACAATAATTACACCAATGAAAATAAAAATTAAGCAAAATATAACCTCTAATTTATCTTTATCGGTAAGATTTCGCCAAATGGCAAATATTTTACTCATATAACATTATTATAACACAGGTAATTGTTTATTGAGGCAAACATTAAAAGGTAAGATTGTCATTTCTAAGGCTTGGCCTATGAGCAGGTTTGCCTTCTTCATTTACATGATCTCTGCCTTTAATTGTGGTAACTTTGGTACCATTATCTTCATCATAAGCACACAAATCAAATTGTACAACAGGAAACAAATCAGTTCTCATTATAATATCCAATGGTCCCGTTAAACCATATTTGATTACATATGCTAAAAGATTTTTTGCTGATTGTGGGTCTATTGAGTATGCATGAGCACGGCATATGAAATGATAATTTGGTCCTTCTGATGCATGGGGTGGCGTTGGATATACAGGCCAACCCAACTTAGCTTGCTCACGACCACCAAGATAACATAATGTTCCTATAGTTGCGTGTTCTAAAAATGGTTTTACCATTATCGCATCATGCTCTAATACAACCAATGGTTTATCTTGTTGAATACATTTAGCCCATAAACTAATGTGCGACAATGCACAAGCAACTTCACCTTTGGTCATATAATGATCCATAATTTTAATTAAATCCATCACTATATTATGGTGTGAAGGTGTAATTATTGTGTCACCAGTACCATCATAAGCATCCCAGAAATCATATGGCATTCCAACTTTACGACATGATGCTGCACACTCTGAGGCTTTTTGTTCAGATACTTCGTGACCTTTTACACGGATGATATAGGCTTTGTCAACTTTTTGATTGTAAGAATAGAATAAAGATTTCATAATATATCTTTCACAATAAATGATTAAAGGTCAACTACTTGTTCAGCATCTAATTCTTGGATGAAGTTAATGAAAAGACAGGCATCATCCTCATCGTTAAAATATCGGATAATTGCCTGTCCTGTGTATTGCGAAATAACTGTAATTAAAAAATTACATTCATCAAAAATAGAAAATTTGATAATCCAGCCGTTTCTTGCGACTGGATACCAAGATTTAGTTTTTTCCGCTATTTGCGAAAATTTCTTTGATGGTGCCTGTTTTGATGAATTCTTTTGCATATTCGGTGACCTGTGAGTTGGCTTCAGCAGCCTTCACCGTATATGTATAAAAGGTTTTTCCTGTGATTTCGTTGAAGAACTTTAAGCTCTCATTAAAAAGAGTATTACCAAAGTCAACTGTGGATATAGCAACATCTTTGGATTTGTTTATTGCAAAAGCAAAATCATTGGTTTTTGGAAAGTCAAACATTTATTTCTCCTTGGTTAAGCGAGTGGTTTATTCCATGAATCTTCTGGTTTTTCTGTAAAATTCAGCACGCTTTTGTTGTGCTTCTATTATACATTCCCAAAATATACAGAGGAAAGATTTAAGTTTCAATAACATTAGTAACCTCCTTAAGCGTTACTCAGTTATTTAGTATAATTATACTGCAACGCAACATAATAATGAGGCAAATGTGCTAAATTTTTACCTGGTGATTGCAGGTTTATACCTGCCAGGCTCATAAGTATTGGTGTTCCGCTTTGATAATAAAGCTAAGGCTTTACCAGGTGGTCCTTCCGAATCCTACAAGACACCCACTCATTATAGTATGAATCATGCATTAGAGCATGACGACTGAATATCTCCCAAGTTTCCCAATAAGAACACTCACTCCGAGTTTTACAGAGGTGTAATATCTCTCTGACATACTGGTCTTTTCCATTTTCTTTTACTTCTTCTTGTAGTTTCTTATTGCTACCCCAATAGAACATCCAATCACTTGAAACCCGTGATCGTTTCTTTTTGCCTTTGACCTGCTTGGTTTTGGATTTGGTCTC